CCCTCGCAGAGTTGCACAAAAATGAGGCAGTTTTTGACGTTTTCGGGGGTCTTCGAGGGTCGGGGGGCTATTGACGGGGGGGTCGGGGGGCTATCGGCGGGCGGAGGCATAGCCCCCGGGGGTCGGCGCTGCCGCCCAGGTGCCGCCCAGGTGTGCCGGAATACGGTACGGGGTAGGGTATCGGGGTTGTTCGGGGCGCGAACGGACCCCCCCACCCCCAGCCCCGGTGGGGTCCGAGCGACGGGCGGTCAATGGTACGGACCCCCCGCAGCCGATTTTTTTTTGCAACGCTTTTGCTCGCCCCCAGACAAATTTTTTGCATTCAAAAATCTCGCACGCTTGGCGTAAACTCGCGACATCGCTACGCTCCAAAACATGTTCCGCGACCTCCCCATCACCGCCAGAGAGTTAAAAGCCACGCCCGCGATGCTGGAGCGCATTTACGAGGGCGCGAAACTGGGACTGCGCGGCGATTCGCTGGCGCTGGCTGCGGGAATGTTGCCGGTTGAGTTGGCGCGGCTGAAGCTGATGGACCCGATCGCAGAGATCGCGGAAATGAAGGGCCGGGCGGACAGCGAGATGACGATGTCGAAGACGTTGTACGAGGCCGCGGAAGCGGGTGATTCGAAGGCGGCGCTGGAGTTTCTGCGGCACAGGCACGACTGGGTAGCGAAGCAGCAGGTACAGGTAGACGTCGCGCAGTCGATCTCGATCACTGCGGCGCTGGAGATGGCCGAGAAGCGCGTAAAGGCTGCGGAAGTGATTGAGGATGCGGTAGAAATCCGGCCCCGGCTCGCGCCGCAGGCGCTGGCGGAAATGGGCCCGGTATAACCGAGGAATTGCGTGCAGACGACGAAATACACTCCGCAGGAGGAACAGGCGCTGATGAGTCGCCTGTGGAGCGCAAAGCTCCGCGACGACCCCGAAGCGTTTGTGATGTTTGTGTTTCCATGGGGCGAAAAAGGCACGCCGCTGGAAAAGCGCACCGGCCCGCGTAAATGGCAGCGGGATATTCTGCGGAAGATACGGGCGCACATCGAGGCAAACGGCACGCGAGATCTGTACGAGGTATTCCGCCTGGCGGTGGCCTCGGGGCGCGGGATCGGAAAGTCGGCGCTGGTGAGTTGGTTGGTGCTCTGGATGCTCTCGACGCGGATCGGGGCGAGCGTGATTGTCAGCGCGAACTCCGAAGCGCAGCTGCGCAGCGTGACCTGGGCCGAGATTACGAAGTGGCTGGCGATGCTGATGAACTCGCACTGGTTTGAGATCAGTGCGACGCGCATCGTGCCGGCAAAGTGGCTCACCGAACTGGTGGAGCGCGACCTCAAAAAAGGTACGCGTTACTGGGGCGCGGAGGGTAAGCTCTGGAGCGAAGAAAACCCCGACGCTTACGCTGGCGCGCACAACGACGACGGCATGATGGTCGTGTTTGACGAAGCCAGTGGTATTCCCGACAGTATCTGGAGCGTGGCAGCCGGGTTTTTCACCGAGAACACGCCGCACAGATTCTGGTGTGCGTTCAGCAACCCGCGCCGAAATTCGGGGTATTTTTTCGAGTGTTTTAACGCCAAGCGGAACTTCTGGAGCACCCAAAACATCGACGCCAGAACGGTGGAGGACACCGATAAAGGCGTGTACCAGGCGATTATTGACGAGTACGGCGAAGATTCGCCGCAGGCAATGGTCGAGGTATACGGCGAGTTTCCCGGCGCGGATGAATATCAGTTCATCCCGCTGGGGCTGGTGGAAGAAGCCGCGAAGCGCATGCCGATGCGCGACCCGGATGCGCCTGTGGTGCTGGGGGTGGACCCCGCGCGATACGGCGCGGACGCGACGATTATTGTGGCGCGTCGGGGGCGGGATGTGCTGGAGATTCGGCGGTTCCGGGGCGATGACACGATGACGGTGGTGGGGCACGTCATTGAGGCGATCGAGGATTTTCGGCCGGTGCTGACGGTGATCGACGAGGGCGGCCTGGGCGCGGGCGTGCTGGACAGACTGCTGGAGCAGCGGTATAAGGTGCGCGGCGTGAATTTTGGCTGGAAGGCAAAGGATCAGAAGGCGTACCAGAACAAGCGGGCTGAGATGTGGGGTGCGATGAAGCAGTGGCTGCGCACGGGGTCGATCAAGGACGACAGGAACCTGAAGAAAGACCTGTGCGGCCCGCGCACGAAGCCGAACTCGTCTGGTGCGATTGCGCTGGAGACGAAAGAGCAGATGAAAAACAGGGGCCTGGCCTCGCCCGACGCTGCTGACGCACTGGCGGTAACGTTTGCGTTCCCGGTAGCGCACAGGGAGTACAATCCCCGCAGCCAGCACCGGGTGGTCACGACGCATGGTGGCGCTATGCAGTCGGCCGGGTGGATGGCGCACTGAGGGTCTGTTATGGCGAAGTCGGTGTCTCTGAGCGTTGGTCGAGGCGAAAAGCTGCCCACGAAGCAGGGCGCTGGCCTGACGGCCAAGGGCCGCGAAAAGTACAACCGCGAAACGGGGTCGAATCTGAAGGCTCCGGCGCCGAACCCGAAGACTGAGGCTGACGCAGCGCGGAAGAAATCGTTCTGCGCCCGAATGGGATCGGTTGCGGCAAACGCCAAAGACGGCGAGCGCGCCAAAGCCGCGCTGAAGCGCTGGAAATGCTGAATGCGAGGTAAAAATGGCCACGAAACCCGGTCTCTACGCCAATATCCACGCCAAACGCGAGCGCATTGCTGCCGGCAGCGGCGAAAAGATGCGCAAACCCGGCTCACCTGGCGCGCCTACGGCAAAAGCGTTCCGCGAGTCGGCCAAAACGGCCAAACCGAAGGGGAAATGACATGCCCCGCAACGCGCTAACGCCAAAGGCTCAAAATGCTTTGGTTCGACAATCAGACGAAACGTTTGATTTGTTGCAACGCGCGGCGCAATTTCCTCAATACGGCGAATTGGTGGATTATTTGTCGGCAAGACGAATGATGCCGCCAATAAAAACTCAAGTATTTTACCCTTATAAAGGAGAATTTGAGCAAAATCCTTTGATTGGCGGGCCGTTGCCAAAAACAGGAAAAATTACAATTCGGTCTGGTCAAGGGCCGTCAACAGTGCTACATGAGTTAACTCATGCCGCTGACGCTCAAATGTACAATCAATACTACGAGATAAAAAACCAAGAAAAACAAGGCACAAAATTGACGCCAGCGCAAAAGCAATTTGTAGACGCATTTGAAAAACTTGTTTACAAAGAATCTGGAATTATTGGCTGGCGTCTGTATGAATATAACAGACGAAAAACTGCTGAAAAAATTGCGCCAGATTGGGTCAATCAAAATAAAGGCTATCGCTCTTCTTCAGATGAATTGCCTGCGTTTGGCATGGGCAGCACTGTTGACAACACAAAAAATCGGCCCGACGCCCCGCCGCACGTTGACCCAACGTACGCCACCGAATTTTCTGTTCTAATGGATCTGGCGCGCCGCGCGCAGCCTGTCATCCCTGGGAGGTAACATGCCGCTGGTGAAATCCGCGTCCAAAGAAGCGTTTCGCAAGAACGTGAAGACCGAAATGGCGCACGGCAAACCGCAGAAGCAGGCGGTGGCCATCGCGTACAACACGCAACGTGCCGCAAAGGCGCCTGCGAAGGGCAAGAGATAACATGGCACGGGATGACGGCATCGGCGGCGCGGAGCGCGTTGCCAACGGCGGATCGGACCGCTCTGAACTGCTGGCAGAAATGCGGTCGCGGATGCAGTCCGCTCAGTCTGCGTTTTCGCTCACGCGGCAGGCTGAGTTGGATGATCTGCGGTTCATGGCCGGCAGCCCCGACAACAACTGGCAGTGGCCGCAGGACGTGCTGGCCACGCGCGGTAGCGTGCAGGGCCAGACGGTAAACGCCAGGCCGTGCCTGACGATCAACAAACTGCCGCAGCACGTTCGCAACGTCACCAACGAGCAGCGCCAAAACCGCCCTAGCGGCAAGGTCATCCCTGCCGACGACCGCGCCGACCCCGAGGTTGCCGAGATTTTCGACGGCATCGTGCGGCACATCGAGTACATGTCTGACGCCGACGTGGCGTACGACACGGCTTGCGACAATCAGGTCACGTTTGGCGAGGGGTATATCCGCCTGCTGACGGAGTACTGCGACGAGGACACGTTCGATCAGGACATCCGCATCGGCCGCATCCGCAACGCGTTTAGCGTGTACATGGACCCGATGATCCAAGACCCCTGCGGGTCGGATGCGCGGTACTGCTTTATCACGCAGGACATCACGATCAGCGAGTTTGAGCGGATGTTCCCGGATGCTACGCCGATTACCACGCTGCGCACGCAAGGCGTGGGCGATGCGTCGATGGGGTACTGGCTGAACGAAGACGTCATTCGGATCGCGGAGTATTTCTACGTCGACGAGGTCAAGGCCACGCTGAACCTCTATCCTGGCGGCATGACGGCATTCAAGGGGTCGTTTGAGGCCCGCCAGATGGAAGCGATGGGCATGGAGCCGCTGCGCACGCGCGAGTCGTCCAAGCGCGTGGTGAAGTGGATGAAAACCAACGGTTTCGAGGTTCTGGAGGAGCGGGACTGGGTTGGGAAATACATCCCGGTGGTGCGCGTGGTAGGCAACGAGTTTGAGGTGGACGGGGAAATCCACATCTCGGGCCTAGTGCGCAACGCCAAGGACGCCCAGCGCATGTACAACTACTGGGTGTCGCAGGAAGCCGAAATGCTTGCGCTGGCCCCCAAGGCGCCGTTCATCGGGTACGGCGGGCAATTCGAGGGCTACGAGCACCAGTGGAAGACGGCGAACACGCAGAACTGGCCGTATCTGGAGGTAAACCCTGATGCCACAGATGGAGCCGGAAACTCTTTCCCGCTTCCTCAGCGAGCGCAGCCGCCGATGGCGCAGCAAGGGCTTATCGCCGCCAAGATGGGCGCCTCAGACGACATCAAGGCAACCACGGGCCAATACGATCCATCCCTCGGCGCGACTTCCAACGAACGATCGGGCCGCGCTATTCTGGCTCGTCAGGCTCAGAGCGATACCGGAACCTACCATTATGTGGATAACCTGGCTCGGGCCATCCGCCATGTGACGCGCCAGATCATCGACATGATCCCGAAGATCTACGACACGCAGCGCATCGCGCGGATCATCGGCATGGACGGCCAGACGTCGATGGCCAAGATCAACCCGATGCAGCCCGAGCCGGTGCGCGAGTTGAAGGATCAGAACGGCATCACCATCGAGAAGATTTACAACCCAGGGGTCGGCAAATACGACGTCGTGGTGACTACCGGCCCGTCGTACCTGACGAAGCGGCAGGAAGCGATGGACGCCATGTCGCAGATCCTGCAAGGCTCGCCGCAGCTGTGGGCTGTGGCCGGCGACCTGTTCGTCAAGAACATGGACTGGCCTGGCGCGGAAGAACTGGCTGAGCGCCTGCGCAAAACCATCGATCCGAAGCTGCTACAGGATCAGGACGACCCGGCGCTGCAGGCTGCGAACCAGCAGATTCAGGTGCTGACGCAAGAGATGCAGGCCATGCAGCAGATGCTGCAGAACGTCCAGCAGTCGATGGAAGCGCAGAAGATGCGCGTAGACGTGTTCAAGGCCGAGGCTGACGCCGAGATTAAAGCGTACGAGGCCGAAACGCGCCGCTTGCAGGCTGTGCAGACCGGCATGACGCCGGAACAGGTGCAAGAGATTATCATGCAGACCATGCGCGACATCGCCACCGTGGGTGACATGTCAATCGCCATGCAGGGCCAGATGCCTACGGCCGCACCGCAAGGAATGCCAGTATGAGTTGCGAAAAGTTCATCGGCCAACTGTTCCTGTCGCGCGACGTCGCGCACAGCGTGCATCTGAACACGCGGTCGTACGCCAAGCACCAAGCGCTGGGCGCGTTCTACGACGAGATCATCGATCTGGCGGACAAGTTCGCCGAGGCGTATCAGGGCAAGTACGGCCTGATCGGCCCGATCGAACTGCAGTCGGCGGCCAAGACGAACAACGTGGTGGAGTTCCTTGAGGACATGGCGCAGACCATCATGGACGAGCGCTACGACGTCGTTGAGAAGGAATGCACGCCGCTGCAGAACATCCTCGACGAGATTCTGGCGCTGTTTTACAGCACCCTGTACAAGCTGAAATTCTTGGCGTAAGGAGCCCACTGTGGAACTGCTCAACCCCCTCGACGACGCAACGTTCACCGCACGCACGGCGTCTTACACCGGCACGGCCGGCAACACCGGCACCTGGCCCGCAGGCCCGCAAGGCGTGGTGGTGTGGTGTACCACTGCGGCGTACGTCCGCGTTGGCGAAAGCGCCACGGCTACCACTGCGGACACGCCGATCCCGCCCAACACGCCGATCCCGTTCAAGGTGCCCGGCGGCACCGGCGCACCTTGGCGCGTGAGCGCGATTCAGGTCACCGGCGGCGGCACCGTGTACGCCAAGCCCATCAACATCCAGTAACGAGGCGCTGCTATGCCGTTCTTTGGCGTTCCCATCCGCAACGGCCTGCCCATCGGCCTGGGGTCGGTAGCCGGGTTCGGCGTCCAGCAGTTTGACCCGTCCCAGTTGTTTGAAGGCGGCACCGTCCCCGGCGCTTGGTACGACCCCAGCGACTACAGCACGCTGTTCACCGACTCCGCAGGCACCACGCCCGTCACTGGCGTGGAGCAGTTTGTGGGGCTGATGCTGGATAAGTCGAAGGGGTTGGTGCTGGGGCCGGAGTTGGTGACGAATGGGACGTTTGATTCAAACATCAATGGGTGGAGCGCGCTTGACGGTCGCGGTATGACAGGTGCTTGGGTTTCTGGAACAATGGAACTCACCACAAGCGCAACGGTACGTTGCGGCTTTTCTCAAAATGTAACAACGGTTATAGGTAAAACATATTCTGTTGTTGCAACGGTTCGTGCTGGAACTTTTACGGGGACAATTGAAGTTTCTGTAAATGGAATTGCTGGCGGGCCCACCACAACAAATCCATTAAGCCCATTAACGCTTTCATTTATTTTCACTGCAATTTCTACAACAAGTCGTTTGCAGTTTGTAGCAGCATCTGGGTCAACGGCGGGACTTACATTTATAGTTGACAATGCATCGCTGCGCGAACTCCCCGGCAACCACGCCTTCCAAACCGGCTCCACAAAACGCCCGAAGCTGGCGGCGCGGTATAACTTGCTGACTTATTCGGAGGAGTTTGATAATGGGGCGTGGACAATAACTGCAATTCTTGCATTTGGTAGTGGTTCTGTTGCAAACGCCACAATAGCACCAGACGGAACACTTACGGCGGATCTTATAACACCAACTGCGTCAGCAGATACTCACAGGATTTATAGAGCCGGTACAACCGTAAACGCACAAAGTGTAACGTACAGCGTTTATGTAAAAACAAACGGGTACACAAAAGTAGGAATTAGAGAAAGTGCCACTTCTGGGGCTGGTGCGGCTTTCGATCTCTCTAACGGCACAGTCATTGGCGCATTTAACTCGGGCGGCGGGACTGCGTCAAACATGTCGATTACTGATGCAGGAAACGGGTGGTACAGAATTGTTTGTACGATTTCGTTTGCATCGACAGCAAATCAAAGTTTTGGTTTGCACGTTTTGAGTCCGTCTTACGTGGCTGGCGGTAATCTGTTTGATAGCTGGACTCCTAACGGCACCAGCGGCATCTACATCTGGGGCGCAGACCTACGCCCCGCCAGCCAAGCCACGGGCTTGATCGGCCCCACCTACCAGCGCGTAGCCGCAGCAACGGTGTACGACACTGCGGGGTTCTTGCCGTATCTGGCGTTTGATGGGCTGGATGATTCGATGTCTACCAATAGCATTGATTTCAGTGCTGGGGATAAGGTTACGGCATGGATAGGTGCTCGGTCATTTATAGCTTCAGGTTTGCAGTTTTTCTTTGAACTTTCTGCAACTGTGACGTCTTCCAATGGAAGTTTTGCGCTGCTTAGGTCTGGGGGTTCATACGCATTTTCTTCTAGAGGTACTGTTGAGCAAAGTGCAGGAACATCACACGGCGCTCCAGAAACTATTGTTTTGACAAACATCGGTGACATATCGCTTCCAAAAGTTTCTATCGCTAGAAACGGCGGCGTTGAAATTAGTACAACTGCCAGCCAAGGCACCGGCAACTACGGCAACTACCCGCTCTACATCGGGATGCGCAACAACGTCAGTTTTCCATTCAACGGCTGGCTAACCAGCCTCATCATCCGTGGCGCGCAGTCCACGCAAAGCCAGATCGAAGCAACAGAGGCGTGGGTCGCAGGCAAAACAGGAGTGCAGCTATGAGCGACGTCTTCCGAACTTTAATCACGACAGCCGAAGAAGCCCCCCTAGCCCGCCTAGTCTGCTCCACGCTGGGCGGCGTTCCCTACGAGGGCATGTTCGAAGTCGGCCTGTCGCCCACTGGCGATGAGCCTGCCACGCACTACATCAGCAGCGGCGGCGTGGGCGAGAACTTCGCCAAGCTGGCACCGTTCAGCACGTGGGCTTGGGAGCAACCAGATCCTGATCAGCCTGGGCAGTGGGTGGAGACCGAGTACAGCCCCGGCTATCCGCAAATCACTGCCGAGCGTTGTGCCGAAGCCGGGCTGGAAGTGACGCCCGAGGCCATTGAGTTCATGTACGCCGCATCTGACGTTACGGACGAGCCGTGGCAGACGGCGCTGGCGCGGCTGGGGTTGCAGCGCATCATTTCTCCTGAGCCTGTGGCCACCTCGGAGCCGCTGACGTGACACCTAAACCCGCCAAAGGCCTGATTGCGTGGGTGCTGCGCCGCACGGGTTTTGCGGGCGTGGCGCTGGCTCCGTTCGGGATTTACATCTTGCCGGAGCACATGTACAGCGACAGCCTGATCCGGCACGAACAGACGCATTGGAAGCAATGGCAGCGCATGGGCACGGTGAAATACTACGCAACCTATGCCTACCAAGTGCTGAAATACGGATACCGCAACGCCCCGATGGAACGCGAGGCACGCGGCGAGTAATTCGCGTGGTATATTCCGCGCATCCTTACCGGCCAGGCTGACCGGGGATTCCACAGGAATCAAATGGACGCAGATCAACTGCCCGTAGCGGACACCGCGCCAGCGGAAACCGTGCAAGCGCCCGAGGTGACGGCCACCCCGGATGTCGCTACTGATGCGCCGGCTGAACAGTCAAAGACTTTCACGCAAGAGGAAGTCGACGCACTGATCACCAAGCGGCTCGCAAAAGAGCAGCGCAAGTGGGAAAGGAAGCTCACGCAACCTGCCCAGCAACGACCCGTTACCGCCCCCGCACCCACTGCGGATCAGTTCGCCAACGTCGACGAGTACGCGCAAGCGCTTGCCGAACGCAAGGCGCAAGAACTGGTTCAGCAGCGTGAGCAGCGGCAGCAACAGGAAGCCCTGCTGGAAAGTTATCAGGAGCGCGAAGAAGCGGCCCGGGAAAAGTACGACGACTTCGAGCAAGTCGCGCTGAACCCGAAGCTGCCGATCACGACCCTGATGGCGCAGACCATCCAAGCCTCTGACGTGGGGCCGGATGTTGCGTACTACCTCGGGAGCAATCCCAAGGAAGCGGAGCGGATTTCTCGGCTGCCGGCTTATTTGCAGGCCAAGGAAATCGGCAGGATCGAAGCCAAAGTGCAGTCGAGCCCGCCGGTAAAGAAAACCTCTGCGGCCCCCACGCCGATCACGCCTGTTACCGCCAGGTCTGCGTCTACGACGTACGACACCACTGACCCGAGGTCTGTGAAGAACATGACCACCAGCCAGTGGATCGAGGCCGAGCGGCAGCGGCAGATGAGGCAGTGGGAAGCCAAGAATCGCGTTCGTTGAACTGAAAGGAATCTGTCATGGCTCAAAGTCTGTTGACCATCGACATGATCACCAACAAAGCGTTGGAGATCCTGGAGAACAACCTGGTCATCACCCGCAACGTGAATCGTCAGTACGACGATTCGTTCGCCGTCGAAGGCGCCAAGATCGGCGACACGCTGCGCATTCGCCTGCCGGATCGCGCGCTGGTCACCGACGGTGCTGCGCTGCAAGTGCAAGAGGTGCAGCAGCAGTTCACCACGCTGACGATCGCTTCGCAGAAGCACATCGGCGTCAACTTCACCTCGGCCGAGATGGCCCTGTCGCTGGACGACTTCGCTGATCGCGTGCTCAAGCCCCGGGTTTCGCAACTCGCGGCCAGCATCGACGCCGATGTCGCCAACGCGTACAAGGACATCTTCCAGTCTGTCGGCACCCCCGGCACGACGCCGGCCACCTCGCTGGTGCTGCTGCAAGCGCAGCAGAAACTGAACGAGGCTGCCGCTGTCATGTCGCCGCGTTACGCCACGGTCAATCCGGCGGCCAACGCGGGCTTGGTGGAAGGCATGAAGGGCCTGTTCAACCCGACCAGCACGATCTCGCGCCAGTTCAAGAACGGCATGATGGGCGAAGGCATCCTCGGCTACGAGGAGATCAACATGTCGCAGTCCATCAAGGTCCACACCACCGGCTCGGCCTCGCGTTCGGACACCCCGATCGTGAAGACCACGCTGACCAACGGTGCGACCAAGCTGACG